GCATACACCTGCGCCATCGCCTGCTTCATCTGTTCAATATCAGGAACTTAACAATTTTATAATGATAAAAAAGCCTGTCCTTTCCTAAAATATCCCTACCTATTACCTTTGCCCAATAAATTACAAACACCTATGAACAAAGTATTTTTAAAGGACGTACTGGCGGATATGAGAAAACTCGACGAACGCAAAAAGCCCATACCCTTCACCATAACCGTACGCACCTATAACAAGCAAAACAACTTTGGAGGCAAACTCTGTACTTACACGGGCGTAACCCTTATGCAGCAACCCCGCCACAAGCAAGATTTTGAAAAGAACCCCAACCACTGGCAAAACAAAACCCGTAATCTCAAACTCAGCGACGGCACCATAAAGAAAATTTGTATCCTCTTTATCGTCGCTTTCAACGGAAAAGAAGTAATTTACTAACTATGAAACAAATCGACAAAGACATTTACGTTTTTACCGTAGGGGCGAATGGCAATTCGTCCAAAACGGCTGTTATTTTCGGCTCTGATAAGCAAAGCCTTTCCACCCCCAAAACCCAAAAAGATGCAAGCGACACCGATAAGTTCGCCGCTTGGGGCGACAATAACCTATACCCACAAGAGTTCACCAAAAAACTCAACAAAACGGGCGCTGCTATTGGCGGACTCGAGGTGCTCATCTCCGCCCATTACGGCTTAGGCTTCCGCCTCTACCAAGATGTAGAAACCGAAGAGGGCGTAACCACACGCGAACGCCTCCGCTCGGCTTTCCCCGATATTGATAGCTTCTTCAAAACCTGCCGTTGGGACGTAACAATGGCAGAGATTATTGAAGATTTTGAAACCTACGGCATTGCCTTTGTCGAATACCTACTCGCTCCCAATTCCGACAAAATCGTATCCGTAAAACGCCAGCAAGCCCCCCATTGTCGTTTAGGTGTGCCTAACAAAAAAGGCTTTGTCGATAAAGTCTATATCAATACCACTTGGGGCGATACCCTCAACGAGGAACTAACCGTTGAAGTACCCTTTTTCTCCGATATTCACAATGTCGAAACCCTCAAAACCTATTGCAAGGAAAAGAAAATCGAAAAGTTTATCGTGCCCGTAATGCGCCCACTCACTACCGAGAAGAATTATCCAAAGGTAAAATGGCATAGTTCCTTCTATAATGGTTGGGTAGATGTAGTGCTTTCCGTGCCCTCGTTCAAAAAATATATGTTTGAAAACCAGCTAAACCTCAAATATGTGATATACATCGCCGATGATTTCTTCCTTCACAAATTTGGGCGCGAGGAATGGCAGGAAATGCCACAAGAAAAACGCGAAGCCGCCCGCCAAGAAACCATTAAGGCAATCGACGATCATATGAGCGGTAACAAAGCAGCAGGGCGTTCCTTTGTGTCACCATTCTTTCGCGATAGCAATAACAACCTTATCAAAGGTATTGAGGTAATCCCTATCGACGACAAGATTAAGGACGGCAACTTTCTGCCCGATGCCAGTGCCGGCAATTCCGAAATACTCTTTCCTATGGGGGTAGACCCTTGTCTGCTCGGGGCAGGCATACCAGGGGGCAAAAACCTATCCGGCTCCGGATCCGATAAACGCGAGGCGTACACCATTCTCTCCACCCGTATGCCTGTTAAGAGATTGCGCACCCTCGAAGTTTTCGATCGTATCCGCGATTGGAACAACTGGGACAGCACCCTATACGGCAATTTCCCCAACATCAACCTCACCACCCTCGACAAAAACCCCAACGGACAACAAACCATCGTCAATTAGCCCCAAAAAATTGTCCTTTACATTTTTTTTGTCCTGCTGTACCTTTGCACCGTCAAACACGAAGTTCTTTCGCAGTTGATATTAGTTATAAGGACACTTTGCCAAGCCTTATAAGTTTGGCAAAGTTTTTTACTAATTCAATAACAAAGAGCTTCCTTAAAACTTATAACTAATGAAACAACAAAATTTTCTGTCTTTCAACGAAAAGACGATCTACTTCAAAGAAGTAGCCAATGAGTATTGGATAGCTCTCAAACCTATCTGCGAAGCTTTGAATGTAGATTACATTCGCGCTTACAAAAACATTTCAGAGGACGAAAACCTATCTCAACTGTTTGCTAAACAGCAAATGGTTGATACCTTAGGAAGAGCTAAAGAGATGATTTGCCTCCCCGAAAAATACATCTACGGTTGGCTCTTTTCGCTTAGGTCTAAATCAGAAGTGTTAAAGCAGTACCAAATGAAATGTTATGAGGTGTTGTTTTACTATTTCAATGGGGCTATAATAGGTAGAAAGAAGCTGTTAGAAAAACAAGCCGACACCCAAAAGAAAATAGAGCGGGTAGAACAAGAACTCAAAAGCAACCCGCAATACATAGAGCTTATCACCCTAAGGCAAGAAAGCGAACAAATAAAACAATACCTAAGGAAAATTGACAAACAAATTATTGAAGAAACACCTTCCCTCTTTTAAATAAAAATAGCCTGCGAATGATTTGCAGGCTATTTTTTTATAAGCTATATGGTATAAAAAGGCAGAGATGTGTTTGCTGTTTAGACAATGTATCTCCTTTTTTAGGGCTTTTTTGGGGGTAAAAAGTGGGGATAGATTGTCTGTTTAGACAATGTATCCCCCTTTTTTGGGGCTTTTTTGGGCTAAAAATAGGGGATGTGTTGTCTGTTTAGACAATACGTCTCCCTATCTCTTACTAAAAATTTCTGCTAAAAAATTTGCACATTTAAAAAACTGTTGTACCTTTGCACCGTCGAAATTAAAGTGCTATAGTTATATATAGCAATCACATATTTATTCACAATATAATCCGTGAAGGTGTCGTGCGTTAGTAATAACGTACAAACATTTGCAATAGCACTTGGTTTCGACAACACCCACTCACGGATTTTTTTATTTTATATCTTATGTCGAAACCAGAAATCACCACAGAAGAGCGCGAACGCCAAAAAGCAGCGCGCCGTCGCTTCCGCGAAATCGTTAAACAACGCTGGGAGGAAGAAACGCTTAAAAACCTCTCCAAAAAAGCGTTCAAGAAAATCAAACCTACCGAAAACCCTCAGCCCGACCTTATGGTATTAGCTAAAGACGCGGGAGGCTCATTGCGCATACGCTTCAGCAAAGGCGTATGGTACTTGCACTTCACTTTCTTTGGTAAAAAGGTAGAGAGTTCCGCCCCTACCCTTACCGAAGCTATCAATGGTCTTATTATCAACAAACACCTAAACAAATAAATCTATGAAAGCAAGCAACAAAACCCCTCGCGCCTTGAGCCAAGAGCTCGGCATAAAACTCTCCGATTGGACACACAATGTTACCTATTATTTCGATAATTGGAAAGATAAACAGGAAGAACTTTTCGCTATTATCCGCTCCACCGAAGACCCTAATATCATCAACACCCCCGATGAAAAGGCAACCATACGCGATGTGCTTTCGTATATGCTCTCTCTCTCGTTCATCGTACTGCGCGAAAAGGAGCAGATAGACGAATTTTACGAAGATTACAACAGTTTATAGTTCCTACATCTTGCCTACGGCACGGAGAAGCCCCTACGGGGGCTTTTTTTTGTCCTTTCTTATTAAAAATCTCCTCTCTACTTTTGCCACAGTTTTTTAAATTGTAATATCGTGGCTAATAATAACCCTACTTCTACCCTTACAATTCGTATCAACGGAAAAGAAGTCTTTGAGACTTTCAATGGTCTGAGAAGCGAAGTAACGCGACTTTCAGGTGAACTCCGCAACCTCACTCCTGGTACTGAAGAGTTCCAACAGCGCGCAGCGCAATTGCGTGAAGCACAAGCGCACTTCAACCGTGTACGCGATGAAATCAACCAAGTGAATGGAGCTATTGCCCAAACGGCTACCAGTACCTCACGCTTTGGCGACATCGTGCGCGGGGTATTCACTGGCAACCTTATCACGGGCTTCTTTTCTTCTTTTGTGGGTAAAGCCCGCGAATCGGTGGACGAACTCCTCAAAGTATCCGACCTGATGACGGGCGTAGAGAAAACCACAGGGCTCGCCTCCGAGCAGGTACGCGAGTTGTGGAACGAGTTCGACAATCTCAATACCCGCACCTCCAAGCAGGAACTGCTCAATATCGCCCAAATAGGCGGTCGCTTGGGTATTACCGATAAAGAGCAAATCAAAGAGTTTACCGAAGAAATCGATAAGATATACGTTGCCTTGGGCGACTCGTTCCAAGGCGGATTGGAAGAGGTAACTACCAAGGTGGGTAAACTCAAAAACCTATTTGAGGAAACCCGCGACCAAAACTATGGCGAAGCCCTCAATGCCATTGGCTCTGCCCTCAACGAACTGGGGGCTAATGGTAGCAGTAGCGAGCAGAACATCGCCGATTTTGCCACCCGTATAGGGGCATTGCCTGCGGTGCTAAAACCCTCTATTGAAAAAACATTAGGACTCGGAGCTGCCTTTGAAGAGAGCGGTATCGATGCCGAAGTGGCTTCCAGCGGTTACTCGCGCTTTATGAGCGTGGCGGGTAATAATATCGCAGCTTTTGCCAAACAGATGAAAATCACCACCAAAGAAGCCTCCGAACTGTTCAACACCCACCCCGAAGAGTTCTTTATCCGCTTTGGCGAGAGTATGAAAGGCTTAGGAGCCGAACAAACAGCGGGCGTACTTAAAGGTTTAAAACTCAACACCCTCGAGGTGCAAAAAGCATTGGGTACCGCTGGCGACAATGCCGACCGTTTCCGCCAGCTGATGAACCTCTCAGGACAAGCAATGCAGGACGGCACTTCTATACAGAATGAGTTCAATAAGGTAAACGAAAATACCGCCGCTATATGGGAAAAGATAAAGAAAGTATTTGCCGAAACCTTTACTTCCGACACTATGGCGCAATGGTTCGGCGGACTTATCAAGCTACTGGGCTGGCTCACGGGGGTAACCTCCAAAGCAGGCGATGGCGTGAAAGTCTTCCGTGAGCGTATCGCCTTCTTAGCAAAAGCCATAGTGGTATGTACTACCGCCGTAGTAAGCTACCGCGCTGCCGTGCTTTTTACTGCGAATATCACCAAAATAGCTACAGCGCGAACCATCTTGTACAATGCAGCTAATAAAATTTCAATAACCTTCAACAAAATGGCTACCAAAACTACTTATTTATTGGCAGCCGCCAAAGCAGTACTTACAGGTAATTTCAAAAGCGCCGCCGCTGCAATGCGCGCTTTCAATGCTGTAGCCGCTGCTAACCCATTAGGGG